ATCTCGCGCCAAGTTGTTTCACGTGAAACAATTTAGCCGGAACGGTTGCGCGCGGTAAAGTCGCCGGCATGGGGCTTCGCGATCTGGCACGTGAGCGGGGATGGCTGTTCGTGGTGGCGGGGCTGGCCGCGGCGGCGGCGGCGTTCGTCGGCCTCGTCCAGTTCGGGGCGTGGCTGGCGACGGAGATTCTGGGGCTATCGCCGCGCGGCGGCGTTTTGCTGACGACCGCGCTGATCGTCGCCGTCGTCGTCGGGCTCGACGGCCGCCGGCGGTAGCTCCGGCCGGGCCGCCTCGCCGCCATTGTGCTCGAGGGCGCGAAGCCGGAGGGCTCGCACCACGGTTCCGACGATCGCCACCCGGTCATCATCGACGAGCAGCGGCTTGCGGCGGGCGGTGCTGTCGCCGGTCTCGGTGATGAGATACGGCGGATCCCAGACGCGGAACACGGTCTCGGCGCCGCCACGCATATGGTCGATCACCTGGGCGCAAACCGCGTCTCCCGGCCGGGGCCGGACGCCGCGATCGAGCAGGATGAGGTCGCCGGGAACGTAGCCGGCCAGATCGAGACTGCGCCCGCGAACGGTCCAAACGCTCTGATCGGCGTGGGTCGGGCGCAGCTCCGGCGGCGGCGCGGTTTGGAACGGCGCCACGTCCTCGGCGAAGCCCTCGGTCGCCTCCGCGAGCGGGTCCGCCGCGGTGGGCGGCGAGACGCCGAACCGTCGGACAATCCGGTCGATGGTGCGCCAGCTCAGGTGGCCGGGGTTGTTCTCGTCGAGCGCGCGGATCACCGTCGAGGGCGCAAGGCCGCAGGCTTCGGCGAATGGCGTGGGTTTGAGTCCGGACCGCGTGATAATCCGGCGCAGCCAGGCCCGGAGCATGTCCGCAACGTCCTCGCCCGAATTGTCGTCATCACCACCCACGCTCCGACTCTCCCTTGCGAAAATGCAAGAGCTAGTATGCGCGACTTCGGCGATGCGCTGCATCTTGTAAAAACAATCTTGACATATTTCGCAAATCACTTCAGCCCTATGAGTTATGCAATGGATCGAACAAATTGGCGAGCTAAAGCAACGGGCGGTGGCGCTCAACCTGTCGCTCAACCTGGTCGCACGCGCGTGCGGGGCTGATCCCTCGCTCCTGTCGCGCTGGCAGGCCGGCATGAGCCCGACGATCCGAAACTTCCAGAAGCATCACGGCCTGATGACTGCCGAGCTCGACCGCTGCGAGCGCGAGATGTTCTGGCGCATGGCCCGGCGGCTGCTCGACGCCGAAACCCTCGCCGCCTTGCGGGCGGCGATCCGGCACCAGATACCCGAGCCTTCGACACCCGACACCCGACACCTGACACCTGATCCCCGACTCCTGGCACCTGATCCGGAGGCCGCCGAATGACCGAGGCCGCGGACAGCCGGGCCGAGGTGACGCGGCTGATCGCGATCGACCGCGTGGGCCGGCCGCCGCTCCATGTCGGCACCATGGCGCTCGGCGTGATCTGCGCCTGGACCGAGGATGAGCGCGGCAAGGTGACGGCCTGCGAGACCCAGACCGTCGACGGCGCGATCGCCCGCGCGGTCGAGACGCTGGAGACGGGAACCTCGGGGGCCGCGCGCGAGCTCGCGCTCGCGGTGATCGCGCTCGCCGGCGAGGGCAACCGGCATGTCGTCCGGCTCGCCCCGCCCCGGCCGCCGAAGGCGCGGCATGGCTGAGGCGGCCCGCACCTGCCTGTCGATCGCGATCGAGGGCGAGCGGGCCCATCTGCGCGCCCACAACGGCCGCGGATGGGTGATCCGGGCCTGGCCGATCCCGCTCGCCGAGGCGCTGGCGCTCTACGAGGCGCGCGGGCGCGCGCTGCCGGTTGTCGTCGGCAACAAGTTCGAGCCGGTGCCATGACCGCGCCGGCGTTCGATCGCCTGGCGGTGCTCTCGCTCGCGGCATGCTTGCGCGCCACGCCGCTGCCGCGCGAACGGGTCGAACAGCTCGGCGAGCTGATCGAGCGCGTGGCCCCGGATCTGGAGACCGGCACGGCGCGCGAGCGCCTGCTCCTGCTCGCCGCCCGCGAGGTCGTCGTCGCCAGGGGCGAGGTACCGGCGCTGATCATGCTCGGCGCCGTCCTCGACCACTTCAAGGCCGAGGACCTGCGGGCCGAGGCCGGCAACGACAATCGCGGCCACTGGTGGCGGCGGGCGGATCTCTGACATGGGCGAAATCGGCACCGGAACGGCCCCCCCTGTCATGCCCCCACAATTAAACGCGGGCGCGGCGAGCGGGCATGCGCAAATCATGCCCTCAAAGATAAACGCGATCGAGCGCCAGCGGGCCGAGATCGGGCTCACCCAGGTCGAGCTGTGCTGGAACGCGAGGATCAGCCGGCAGACCTACGAGCGGCTGCTCGCCGGGCGGGGGCCGTTCCGGCGCTCGACGCTGATGCGGCTCCGCCGCGCCCTGGCGCGCGGCCGCGCCGGGCTGGCGCTCGCGGACGACCTCGTCACCCGCTGCCTCTACAACGCCACCCTCGCCGCGGTGTGCGGCCATTTCGGCTACGACTTCACTCTCATCAAGGCGCAACGGCCCTGGCCGGTGCAGTCATCGATGCCGGAGTGGCTGCGCGCGGCCGACGCGCGGCGGATCGCGATCTATCTCGTCAACACCGGCGCCGGGGTGCGCCAGATGGAGCTGGCCCGGGTCTGCGCCATGACGCCGGCGGCGATCTCGATCGCCTGCGGCCAGGTCGAGGACGCGCGCGAGGACGCGCAGGTCGACGCGATCATCGCCGAGCTCGAGACGCAACTGATGGGGGACCGACCATGACCAAGAGGCGCGGAGCGGCGAAGCCGCGACAGGGACACAAAAAATGACCATGCGCCATCCACTGAGGAATGAATGGGAGCGGATCGAGCCGCGGCTGAGGACCGAGGCGGCGCTGAGGCCGGGAACGGCGGAGGGCGCCCAGGCCCGGGCGATGCTGGCGCTGATGCCGGTCGTGGTCGACATCCTCGAGGACGAGCGCGACCGGGCGACGCCGGCGCCCCATCTCCTTCACGCGCTCGCCGGCGCGGCGGCCAACCTCGTCACCCAGATGGTCGGCGCCGCGATCGGCGACGGCGACCGGCGGCGGGTCGCCACCCAGGTGATGTCGCTGATCCACCTGAACGTCCTGTCCGAGCTCGCGCCGCGGCGCGAGACCGCGGCCGGGCTCATTCTTCCCGACTGACCACCCGCCAGCAAAGGAGAGACATGATGGCGAGACGACCCAAAAAGCAGTCCGCGGCGGCCGCGCCGGCCGCGACGGAGACCGCGGCCGGGCCCGAGCCGGCCGCGACGGAGACCGCGGCCGGGCCCGAGCCGGCGGACGCGACGACGAAAACGAAGGACGACATGCTCCGCCGCGCGGTCGCCGAGGGCACCTACCGGCCGCGGCGCGGCGCCGACATCGATTACGAGCTCGTGCTCGCGGACGACCTCGCCGCCGACGGCCTCGCCACCGTCGAGCGGAACCCGAACGGGCTCACCTTCTTCCTCAGGGCGACGACCGGGGGCATGAAGAAGGTCCGCGACCCGGACGGCTGGGCGGCGGACCGGGAGCGCGAGCGCGCCGCCGCCGCGCGGGCCGCCGGCGGCGGAGAGGCGCCGTGAGCTTCGAGGCGCTCGAGGCGCCGCCGGCGGAGAATCCGCGGTGCGTCACGATGTCGGCGAAGGAAGTCAGGGCCGGCATGGCGGTGAGCCTCAACATCCCGGCCGAGTTCCTGCCGCCGGTCGCCAAGACCGGCGCGCCGCTGGAGATCGCCATCGGCCGGGGCGAGGATCGCGGCACGCTTCGCGTCGCGGTGAAGGACGACGGAGCCTTCAAGCCCCAAGTGCTTTCCGCGCCCCGGAATCGGGAAACCTTGACCTTGCGGGTCAATCTGGGAGAGCCGGAATTCGCCCCGGATGACACGTTCAAGTCGACGCGCTGTGTCTCGAAAGTCGAGGGCGACGCCCTGATCGTGTTCCTGCCTCCCTGGGCCTTCCTCGCCGACGAGGACGAGAGCGCGCCCGGCCGGCGGGAGGCGGCTTAGGTCCGATGAACCGCGCCGGGCCGCGCCAGATCCGCGACATGCTCCAGGGACAGGTGCGCTCCTTGTGCGCCAGGCTGTTCCCGGGCGAGCGGATCCCGGCCGGCCCGGTGTTCACGCCGCGGAATCCGACCCGCGACGACCGCCGGCCCGGATCGTTCGTGATCTGGATGACCGGACCGGCGACGGGAGGCTTCTGCGAGTACTCGCCGCGGGGCGCGGCCAAGGGCGACGTGATCGACCTCATCGCCTATGTGCACGGACAGAACAGGGCGTTCGCGCTGCGCTGGGCCGAGGACTTTCTCGGCGTCCGCCAGATGGGCGCCGACGATCTCGCCCGGGCCAAGAGCCGCGCGAGACGGCGGGCGCGCGAGGAGCTCCACGCCGCGAGCGAGCGGGCGGCGAAAAAGCGCCGGGCGGCGATGCGGTTGTGGACGAGGGCGCGGGAGCCGATCGAGGGCTCGCTCGCCGAGGTCTATCTCGCAAGGCGCGGCATCGCCTGGGTGGCGCTCAAACACCCGGAAGGCGATCTCAGGTTCTGCGACCGGCTCGAATGGTGGAAGGGGGCGAGGTGGGAGGTCCGCCCGGACGGGGCGAGGATCAAGGCCGAGCCGGGGCCGTCGTTCCCGGCCATGGTGGGCGCGATGCGAAACCGCGCCGGCGACATCACCGCCGTCCATTGCACCTTTTTGAGGCACGACGGGACCGGCAAGGCGGACGTGCCGGAGGCAAAACTGATGTACGGCGAGGTCCGCGGCGCGGTGATCCGGCTCGCCATGGGGGCGGACGGGCTCACCATGGAGGAGGCGGCGGAGAACGGCGTTCTCTCGGACTGGATCATCGGCGAGGGGATCGAGACCATGCTGACCGTGGCGCTGGCGGCGCCGGAGGCGCGGGTCGCCGCGGCCGCAAGCGCCGGCAACATCCAGAACGCCTATGTCGACCATCCCGCGATCGAGCGGGTGATCGTCGCCGAGGACAACGACAAGGGCGCCGCCGCGGCCGAGCGGCGCCAGGCGACGCGCGCCGGGCTCGCCCGCCACGGCAAGCCGGTGGCGGCGATGGCCGCCGGAGCCGGCGTCAACGATTTCAACGATCTGGTGAAGGAGGAGACATGACAATGACTTGGAAGCCGGACATATGCATTCACCATTTCCCCTGCGACGACGGCTTTGCGGCAGCGTGGGTGGTTAATCGCAAGTGGCCGGGCGAGGTTCTGTTCGCCGGGCGCAACTACGGCCAGCCGCTCGACATCGACCTCGCCGGCAAGGACGTGCTGATCGCCGATTTTTCGTTCAAGCCGGACGTATTGGCTGCGATGGCCGATGAGGCGCGGTCGATCTTCATCCTCGACCACCACAAGACGGCGGCTGAGGATCTTGCGCATGTTTCGGTTTTCCAGGGTTCGGTCAAGACGGCCGGCGAGGCGGTCAGCTATCTCGACCACGGTGACCCCGCGGTGTTCGCCACTTTCGATATGGAGCAGTGCGGGGCCGAGCTGACGTGGGCGTTCTGCTTCCCCGATGATCCCGCGCCGAAGCTGATACGCCACATCGCCGAGCGCGATCTTTGGGTGAAGCATCCGCACGAGCACACCCGCCCGCTGTCGCTGCTCTTGCGGTCCTTCCCTTACGAGTTCGAGGTGTGGGACGATCTGATGCGCGCGTTCGACGACATCGGCGGCGACCGCGCCAACGTGCTCGCCGAGGCGCACGCGATCGAGCGCTTCTATGATCGCAAGATCGCCGAGGTGTGCGATGCGGCGGTGCCTGGAAGGATCGGTCCGCACCTGGTGCCCGTCGTCAACGCCCCATGGTTCATGGCGTCGGACGTCGGCCACGAGCTCCTGCAACGCGACAGCAGCGCCGCCTTTGCGGCCGTCTGGTACCACAGCTTCGGCGCCAGGACGTATTCGCTGAGGTCCGAGGACGGCCGCGAGGACGTGAGCAAGGTCGCGCGCCAATTCGGCGGCGGCGGGCATCGAAACGCAGCCGGCTTCCGGGTGCCGGCATGAGCGGCGACGACGGACGGGTGCGCGGCGAGCCCCAGCAGCCATCGCGGGAGACGGTGAGGACAGCCTCGGCGCGGATGGAGCGCGCGATCGAGCCGGCCGACGGGCTCGGGGACCGGGTCGATCTCGGCAAGCCGGCGCCGCCGCCCAAGGGCGAGCTCGCGGCGCCGCCGGCGCCGGCCGCGGCCGAGCCGATGGCGGCGGCCGGCAACGTCGTCGCCGCGATGATGCGCGAGACCCTGCGCACCAGCAACACCGACCTCCACCACCGGGGGCTGCCGACGCTGGCCGAGCGGGTCGCGCGCGAGGGCGTCGAGGCCCAGCTCAGGCGCAAGGCGCTGGCGAAGCGGCCGCGGGCGCGGCCGAGGCCAGCCAGGCCGCGCAAGTGACCGGCGTTTCACCATAGGACCTTTTTCGCCCTCGCCCACGAGAGGCGTGGAGGAGCGAAGCTCCGACAGGGAATGCAACCATGGCTCGCAAGGGGCCGGGCCGGGTGCGCGCCGCGTTCTGCGACGCGCGCGCCGAGCTCGACAGGCAAACCGCCATCGACGACCCGCCGGCGATCGGCGGGCGCGAGGTCGGCGGCGACAAGGTGCTCGCCGGCCAGTGGCCGGGCCATCCGGTCGACCGGCTGCCGCCGGGCTGCCCGGTGCAGCCGCTCGGCAAGGACGGCAAGATCAGCTACTTCGTCGACACCCTCGGCCAGCTCATTCCGGTGACGTCGAACGAATGGGGCAAGAAGATCCTGATCGATCTGTTCGCCCTCACTCCCAACTTCCTCGAGTGGGCGTGGCCGAAATGGGCGAAGTCGAAGGACGATTTCGTCATCACCGGGATCGCGGCGGACGACGCCGCCCAGTGCCTGGTCAAGGCCGCGGCCGGGCGCGGCCTGTTCCAGCCGATCGACCGGGTGCGCGGGCGCGGCGCCTGGGTCGACGATCACGGCCGGCTGATCTGGCACTCGGGCGACGGGCTGTGGACGGTGGTGCCGGACGGGAGGGGCGCGAGGCTCCAGCACGCGCCGCCGGGCGAGATCGACGGCCTGTTCTACCCGGCGCGGCCGCTGACCATCGTGCCGTGGCTCGAGCCGGTGCCGGCCGAGGACAACCCGGCGCGGGAGATCTTCACCGCGCTCACCTCGTGGTCCTGGGGCCGCCCGGGCGTCGACCCGGTGATCGTGGTCGGCGCGCTCGGCGCGATGCTCATCGGCGGCGCCCTGCCATGGCGGCCGCACCTGTTCGTCGCCGGCGACCAGAAGACCGGCAAGACCGAGCTGCAACGCCTGGTCAAGGCCGTTCTCGGCGCCGCGCTCCATGACGCGGCGAACACGACCGAGGCGGGGGTGAGGCAACGCCTCGGCCTCGACACGCTGCCGGTGGCGGTCGACGAGATGGAGGCGAGCGCCGACAACCGCCGGGTCGAGGCGATCATCGAGCTCGCCCGGCTCGCCTCGTCGGGCGCGCGCCACTGGCGCGGCGGCGCCGACCACAAGGGGGTGGAGTTCCAGGCGCGCTCGGCGTTCTTCATGACCGGGATCATCCCGCCGCCGATGCGCCCGCAGGACCGGTCGCGGTTCGCGCTGCTCGATCTCGACCAGCTCGCCGACGTGGGCGAGCCGCCGAGGATCGAGCCCGACGCCGGGCGGATGATCCTGAGGGCGCTGATGGACGCCTGGCCGGAGTTCGACCACATGCTGGGCGACTGGCGCGTCAACCTCAAGCAGGCCGGTCTCGACGGCCGCCAGCAGGACACCTGGGGGACGCTGTTCGCGATCGCCGAGCTGATGCTCGGGGCCGAGATCATGGAGGACGCCGGCCTGCCGGTGACGGACGCCGCGCGCGTCGGCGAGGCGGTGGCGGCGGCGACCAGGACCGACCGCGCGGCCCAGCAGCCCAACTGGCGGACGTGCCTCGAACATGTCCTAGGCTCGACCATCGACGCCTGGAAGTCGGGCGAGAAGCCGACCGTGGGCGCGGTGCTCGACGAGATCGACGAGACGGATCTCAAGTTCATCCGCAACCGGCTGGCGGCCGCGGGGCTCGGCCTGGTCGAGGAACGGCCGGAGGGCGGGGCCCATGGCGAGCGGCGGTACCTGCTCGCGGTGCCGCGCTCGTCGCCCTCGCTCGGCCGGCTCTATCAGGGCTCGCGCTGGCAGGACGGCGGCTGGTGGTCTAGCCTGAGGCAGGGCGTCCACGACGGGGCGGTCAGGGATGGCTACAGGGTGGTCAAGATCAACCGGGTGGCGGCGCACTGCCTCCTCGTCGACCTCGCCCGCTACGACGAGATCGCGGGGGACGAGGGGTGATGGCCGGTTGTGATCCACATCACATATTTAAGCATTACGCATTGCCGGGCGCATAGCGTGGTGCTATATTGCGATCATCGATAGAGGAGATAGACAGATGACCGACGAGATCATGAGTGGCATCCAGCGTAAATGGGACCGCTACGTCGCCGCGCGCTCGATGCCTGCGGACATGGAGCCGCTGCGGGTCGGCGCTACCGTCCGTGTCACCGAGCACCTCGGGAGCTATCGCCGCGACAGCTCCATCTGGGAGCCAAGCGGGGTCCCTCATCACCGCACCGCGACCATTACCGAGGTCGAGCGCTATGCCGGTCGCGTCTTCTACCAGATTGCCGGCGACTACGCCGAGGTCGAGGACAATCGCGACGGGAGGGCGACGCACATCATCACCGCCACCCCGATCGAGACGGAGTAGATCATGACCCAATACCGCATCCAGAGCATTCATGTGGATTTCTCGGCACCCTGCCAGCCCGACATCCACGCCATGCCCGCACAGGTGCAAGCCGCTGGCGCGGCGATACGGCGCGAGATACAGCAGCGCCACCAGAAATGGCTGCGTGATGAAAGAATTCGCCGGGGACAGGACCGCCACGCTGCCGATCAGATCGAAAAATACGCAAGGAAGGGCATGCCTCATACTCCCCTTCCGCCCGCCGCCGACCGCTCGCAGATGGAGCACAGAGACCTGAGCGATGCCTACCACGCGTGGGCCGGGACCGCGAGCCCACGCCACGACCTGACACCGGAGATGAGCCAGCTCTTGCGCTCGGTGGTGGCCGCCTGAATGACCGCCCACGACCTCACCCTCTGGCGCGTCCGCCTCGGTCTCACCCAGGCCGAGGCGGCCGAGCGGCTCGGCCGGCACTGGACCATGATCAGCCGCTACGAGACCGGCCGGATCGAAATTCCGCGATCGATCGAGCTCTTGTGCGAGGCGATAGAGGCCGCTCCCCGCCACGCCTAGCCCCGCTCATCGCCATGGCGAGGCGCAGGGCGCGCGAGGGCTCGGCTGACCGCGCGGCGCCGCGCCCCTGGCCGGCGCGAGGCAAGGCCCGGTCCCCGACCCTGTTATGGGCGTTTAAGTCGCCCGGTCCGGACCTACGCTGCCAGGCATTCGAGCGAGCGATTGGACGCGGTTGGAAGTTCTAACCGCTTACAACCGTTTTATAACCGTGTTTTCCGAGGTTTTTCAATGACTTAGATGGTTAGGTTAGAGGTTGGACGCGATGGCCTCGCGTGACGCGCGCGCGGCCGCGCGCGTAAGGGATGCGGTAATATCTTATAACTTCTAACCTTTTCGTCTAAGTGTATGTTTTTGTTGCAGAAACGTGGTTAGATTTCGGTTGTAAGCGGTTAGAACTTATAACCGGCCGCTGGTGCCTGGAAGCGACCAGGCGGCCGCTGACGGATTAAATATCGAGGATCTGCGCGCGATGGACGATGACAGGGCCGGGACCGGCGGGAGTGGGAGCTCACAGGCGGGCGAGCCGGCCGAGCCCGAGCTCGCGATCGGCGACGAGCTGGAGCGCCGGCGCGCGGCCGGCGGACTGGTGGCCAGCGCGATCGGTCTGCCTGGAGGCGCGCGGGCCGGGAAATTGCTCTCCTCACGTCGGGGTCCGGGGAGGCCGAAGGGCGCTCGCAACATCAGGACCGAGACGGTCGCGGTGGCGCTGATCGAGCGCTACGGCGATCCGCTGGAGGCGGACGTGGCGATCGGCACCATGCCGCTCGGCGAGCTGATCACGGAGATGCGGACCATCGCCTCAGATCGCGGCCTCAAGCTGGAGGCGAGCGTGATGGACCTGGCGCGGTGGCAGCGCGACTGCCGTGGCCAGGCGATGCCCTATCTGCACTCCAGGCGCGCCACGACAGATGATAAGGGCGTGCCGGTGACGCCGGTGATCGCGTTCGGCCGGGCCGATCGGGTGACGATCAACGCCGGATCGCGCTCGATCGAGGATGTCGAGGCAAATCAAGGAGTTATCGACGTGACGCCGGGCGCGGGCGCGGCGAAGTCGCACGATGGAAAGTCGCACGATGACGCAAGCGATTGATCTCGCACGCGAAATCCCGGCGCGGCCACTGATTGGAAATCAGTTGCCTCGGACGGCCTCGGCCCTCCTCGCCGCTCGGCCCCGGCGCCGGCCGGCCGGCCGGCCGATCCGGGCCGCATGGCGGGCCGGGGGGTCAAAAACCGCCGCGGTCCACCCCCATAGGGGGGTCCCTTCTCACACACACGGCCGATTTCACGCTTGCCTGGGTGGGAGGTCGCCTTTTGGAACGAATTTTCACCAATGACGGGGTCCGGGGGCCACGGCGAAAATCGAGCCTGACCGGGGTCGGGGGCGCCGGAAATGAGGCGGAAAACGCAAAAAGCGCGAAAACCGCCGGATTTTCACGCCGATCCGGTCGATCGGATTGCTGTGGTGATCTGCTCGGCGATCGACGGGGTCAACAACTGCGTATGCAGCCGTACCACGGACCGGCCAGCGTGCGCGCGGATGCAGCTCGCCGCCCACTGGGCGATGGCGGTCTGCCGCGAGCTCGATCTCAAGGGGGCAGGGCGATGAACGAATGGATGGTGCCGAGCGAATTCGAGCTGCCGCGGGGTCAGGATCTCGCCGAGCTCGCCGGCGGCGACATGTCGTTGTTCCAGTTCGATCCGCCGGGGCCGGTGGGCGAGGCGTACATGTATGGCTGCGAGCCGGTCGATTTGATCATGGGGCCGTTCGGGTCCGGCAAGACCACCTGCTCGACCTTCCGTCTGGGCGCGTTCTCGATGCGGATGCCGATCTGCGCCGACGGCGTGATCCGCGTGCGCGGCGCCGTGCTGCACGACAACTTCCGGGCGCTCTATCGCACCGGGCTCGAGTCGATCTTCCGGTTCTTCCCGCGCGACTTCCCGGGCGCGCATTTCGAGGGCGGGCAGGACCGGCCGTTCCGGTTCACGCTGAGGTTCCGCACGCCGGGACGGCAGATCCCGGTCCAGATCATCCTCGACGGCTTCGGCATCGGTCAGCACTCGATCGAGACGGTGCTGAGGGGGTACGAGGGCAACTTCTTCTGGCTGTGCGAGGCCGATCTGATCGCCCGCAAGGTTCCGAGCTTCTGTCTCGGCCGCTGCACCCAGGGCCGCTATCCGGGTCGGGGGCTTCTCGCCGATCCCGAGGCCAGCGTCCCGTTCTCCGTCTGCGGCGATCTCAATCCGCCGCTGATCACGCACTGGATCCACGAGGCCTGCGTCGAGAACCCGCGCGAGGGCTATGTGCTGAGGCGCCAGCCCTCTGGCCTCTCCGACCAGGCCGAGAACCGCGCCTACGTCCCGCGCGAGACCTACGAGGCGATGGCCAAGACCATGGCGCCCGACGACGTGCGCCGCTTCGTCCATGGCGAGTTCGGGCTCGTCGGCGACGGCGCGCTGGTCTATCAGCAATTCGATCACGATCTCCACGTCGCCAAGGACCCGCTCGAGCCGCTGGACATTCCGCTCAGGATCGGGGTCGATGCCGGCGGCTCGCCGGCGCTGGTCGTGTTCCAGTACACGCCCAAGGGGCAGGTCCGGGTGCTCGACGAGCTCGTCACCGAGCCCGGCACCGGGATCGGCCGATTTTCGGAATACGCGATCGATCTCATCCAGTCCCGGTTCCGGGGCCTGGCGATCAGCCACGGCTGGGGCGATCCCTCGGCGTTCTACGGCGCCGATCGCCAGGCCGGCGAGCTGACCTTCATGGAAACGCTCGGCCGCGCGATCGGCGTCCATATCCTGCCGACGCCGACCAACGAGCCATCGGCGCGGCAGGAAGCGGTCGCCTGGTTCCTGCGCCGACCCGACACCAATGAGGGCGTTCCCCACTTCCTGATGGATCCGCGCTGCAGGATGCTGCGGGCGGGTTTCATGGGCGGGTTCATGATCCGCCTCAATCGCCACGACACCTCCTCGCGGGTCGCCTTCGTCAAGAACAAGTATTCGCACGCCCACGAGGCGCTGCAATATGGCTGCTACGGCAGCCGCGGCCATGCCGGGCTCGTCAACGACGCCGCGCGCGCGGGCCGTCCGGGCAACGTCGTCCCGCTCATCCAGGCGCGGCAGGCCCGCTCGGACTTCAACGTGTTCGATGTCTGAGATCAGGATCGAGCGGCCGGCGCCGATCGCCGAGACCGTCGATCTGTTCGCGCGCGACGGGATGATCGGCCGCCTGGCGCTCAAGGTGGTGACGCTCCAGCACTTCGCTTCGCAGACCCATGCCTTCCGGGTGGCGGCCGGGCCAATCGTCTGCGTCATCGGCTTCTGTCACTCCGAGTGCCGGACGCGGCGCGAGCTCTGGGTCGTGACCCATCCGCGGGTTCACAGGTTCATCACGCCGATCTTCCGCCGGACGCGTTTAATGATTGCCAGCGAGGCCGAGACTTGGCGACGGCCGGTGATGTGCCTGATCCGCCGCGGCCACCGGCCGGGCGAGCGGATGGCGCGGCTTCTCGGCTTCAACCGGGTCGGGGATCTCGGCCCGGCGGGCATCTGGGAATGGACGGGAGGTTTCGATGGCAGCCGTCGCGCAGGGGATCAAGGCGCTGTTCTCAGCACCGAAACAGGGCGGCCTTCAGACCAAGGCGCTCGCCCTCCAGGAGCAACAGCTTGTCGAGGGACGCGCGTCTCGGGCGCGCCAGGAGGAAATTTCCCGCGGCGCCCGCGAACAGCAGGAAATCCAGCTCGCGCGCCAGCGCCAGGAGCTCCAGCGTGAAGACGCGACATCGAGCTCCGCGCTGAGAACCGTTCGCCGCCCGCCGCCGGGCCGGCGCCTGCTCTTGGCCGCGACCGGGGAAGCGGGCCTGAGGTCGACGCTCGGCTGACATGGCGAGCGAGGCAACCAGCGCCACGCCCGACCGCCCGGCCAGCGAAGCCGAGTGGTTCAAGCGGCACCGCAAGCGCGTCGAGCGCGCATGGCGCGACCGCGAGCCATGGGACAAGCTCTATGCCGACGCCTACGAGTTCGCGATCCCGTACCGCCGTCCGGCCTCGAGGCGCGGCAAGGGCGTCGCCAATGTCGAGCGGGTGTTCGACAACACCGCGATCGTCTCGGCGTTCCGGTCGGCCGGAAAGCTCCACAACGATCTGTTCCCGCCGGGCCAGAAATCCTTCGACCTCGTGCCCGGCCCGCTCGCCAAGCTCGCGATCGGCGGCGACAAGGGCGAGGAGCAGCAGCTCAGGCGCGAGTACGACCGGGTCGGCACCGTGGTCTCGGCTTTCATGGAGGTCCCGGAGTTCGACCAGGCGACGACGGACATGTGCGTCGACCTCCTGGTCGGCAACGGCGCCCTCCTGCCGATCGCCGGCGACAAGCGCCGGCCAATCCGGTTCGCGGCGCTCCCGTTCGACGAGGTCGCGGTCGAGTGCGACGCCTATGGCGCGCCGGTCCTCGTCTCGTGGAAGACCAAGCTCACGCGGCGGCAGATCAGGGGCGCTTTCCCCAAGGGGGACTACCCCTCCGAATTCGTCGATCAGGAACAGGACCACGCCGACGACGAGATCGTGATCCATCAGGATTTCGTCGACGAGGACCCGGGCTGGAAACTCGTGGTGTGGATCGAAGAGTCCGAGGAGGCGCCGATCGTCACCGAAACCTACCGCACCCAGCCGGTGGCGGTGCCCCGCTACTACCGCGTGCCGGGCGAGGCTTACGGGCGCGGGCCGGTGCTGCTGGCGCTGCCGACCGTCAAGACCCTGAACAAGGCGGTCGAGATCATGCTCAAGGCCGCCGCGATCTCGATGCTCGGGATCTGGGCCTATCGGCCCGGCGGCGCCTTCAATCCCGACACCGCGCGGATCGCGCCGGCGCAGTTCTGGCCGATGTCGTCGACCGGCGGAGCGTTCGGCGCCGATGTCGCGCGGCTCGATACATCGGGCCGCACCGACGTGTCGCAGCTGATCACCAGCGATCTGAGGCAACAGGTCCAGGCGGCGCTCCACGACGAGCCGCCGCCGCCGGTGGGCGCGACGCCGCGCTCGGCGACCGAGATCATGGAGACGATCAAGCGCACCGCGGTCAACTATGTCGGCGCGTTCGGCCGGATGGTGAACGAAATCCATCCGGTGATCGTCCGCCGGGTGATCGAGATTCTCCACGACGAAAAGCTCCTCGACGTCGATCTCGATATCGACAACTTGCTCACCAGGGTCGAGGTGCGCTCGCCGATCGCCGCCGCGCTCAAGAGCCAGGCGCTCAACGTCATCGTCGAGTTCATCGAACTCGTCGCCGCGGTGCGCGGCCAGGAGGCGATCGACCTCATCGTCAGGGTCGACGACGCGCTCAGGCACATCGCCGCCGAGCGCGGCGTGCCGCCCGAGTTCGTGACCACGGCCGATGAACAAAAAGAGCTCGAGGCCAAGATCCAGCGCGCGGTGGCGCAGCTCGCGAGCGCGCAGGCCCAGCCGCAACAGGGGACCGCCTGATGCCGCCGGTGGGTCCGGCCGGGTTCGACGGCCGCGCGGCGATGCCGTTCGAGACGCTGTCCAGGAACCTCGCCGAGATCGGCACGGTCGAGGACTTCCTCAAGGGCCTGTTTCCCGAGGCCGGCGGGGCGGAGGCCGACCGCGCGCTCGAGGAGCTGAGGGAGATCGCCGGCACGTTCGCCCGGCTCTGGCTGAGCGCCGACGGCAAGGCCGCGTTCGAGCATTTGTGCGACGTGACGCTCAGGCGGCCCGCCTTCGTCGTCTCGTGGGAGATCGACCCGATGCGCACCGCGATGATGGGCGCGCAGAGGGAAGGGATGAACCTCGTGATGGCGCACATCATGCGTCTCGTCGCCATAGGCCTCGATCAGGCCCCGCCCGAAAGAGAAGGAGAAAAACTATGAGTATCCGCGATCTTATGAGCTTGCTGCCGCTCATGGCGCCCGAGGGCGAGGGCGGTGGCGGAGCTCCCGGCGATGCCGGCGCCGGGGGCGATGGTGGAAACGGCAAGGGCGGCGAAGGCGGCGGCCAGCCGGGCGGCGACGGGCCGGGTTCGCTCGCCGACGCCGCCGCCAGGGCAACCTTTGAGGCCGATGCCGCGGCGGCCGCGGCGGCCGCGGCCAACACCAGCTACCGGCCGGCCGGACTGCCCGATCACCTGCTCGGAGCCAGCGAGCGCGAGACGATCGACAATCTCTACAAGGCGTTCGACGGCTTCCGCGACCAGGCGTCGCGGATTGGCGCGGTGCCGGAGAAGCCTTCCAGCTACGCCTTCGAGGCGAGCGACAAGCTCCAGCCCTACATGGAGGCGCTCGAGGGCGACAAGATGATGGAGGGCGCGCGGGCGATCTTCCACGCGGCCGGGGTCACCGACAAGCAGTACGCGGCGGTGATGCCCAAAATGCTCGAGCTGATGATCGATGAGGTCGCGGTCGAGGCCCCGGTCGATTTCAACAAGATGATCGACGAGCTGGTCCCGCACGACGCCCGGGGGCTGGCCCCGGACGAACAGAATCGGGCGGTGAGCCGGCGGATCACCGAGGCGCTGGCCTATCTCGACGGCATCAAGTCCCAGCACGGCTTCGATGCCGATCCCGAGCTCTCGGACAAGATCGCCGATTTTCTGGTGATGCAGCTCGGCAACGATCCGCGCGGCATCCGCGCGATCGAGCAGTTCCAGCGGATGTCCGGCAGGACGGCGCCGGCGATGAACGGCGGCACGCCGGCGGGAGCGCTCTCGGACGGCGAGCTCGAGCGGCGGATCACCGATCCGAGATACGATCCGAGAAGCCTCAAATTCGACCGCGGGTTCCAGGAAGAGACCGATCGGCTGTGGCGCCAGCGCTATGGCGATCAACGCCCGGCGGGCGTTTAACGCCCGCCCGCGGCGGACATTCTAGGGCCGGACCCAAAAGGCGATAGCCATGCCGAAGGACAGATATCACACCGGCGAGGCGGCGATGGTGGCGGCGGCGCCGTCGCTGACGCCGATCACGATCCTCAAGGGCGCGACCGACCTCAGATCCGATACCACCGATCTCGCCGAGCACGCCAAGTCGCTCCGGGTGTTCGTGCCGGACGCCGTCACCGGGGGCGTCGGGACGGTGAAGCTGACGCCGATCGGGCGAGACGCCGGAGAGGACGATATCACGCTGACGTTTCCGCCCGGCCTGTGGACCGAGCCGGTGACGGCGCGGCGGGTGTGGGCGACCGGCACATCGAGCGATATCGAGATTCACGGCTACTGAGGAGACCAACATGGCCGACGGCGTGTTCAACATTGCCAAGGGCGCGTTCGCCGAGATGTTCCGCGACGCGGCCGCCAACGGGATCGTGCTGCTCCTGACCGCCAACGAGGCCGAGGCGGCGCTCGTCGATCACGACGAGCTCGACGCGCTGCTCGGCGCGGCCGGCAACACCGAGGCGGTGGATGCCTCCTATGCGCGCAAGACGGGCATCAGCGGGACCGTCACGGTCGACGACACCAACGATCGGGTCGATGTCGACATTCCCGACCAGACATGGACGGCGCTCGCCGGCGCGGCGATCACCAAGGCGATCGTCGCCTACGAGAACGCGGCGGCCGAGACGACCCGCGTCCCGCTCACCCATCACGACTTCGCGATCACGCCGGACGGCTCGGACGTGACGCTCCAGATCAACGCCGCCGGCTTCGCCCGCGCGGCCTGAACGAAAGGAGCCGCCATGGCCCGAGTGATCCAGCTCCCGAAGTGGGCGGCGATCGACCCCAACAACCCGCGCCGGGTGATCGTCGATTCGGCGGCCGCCTATCCCGCGTGGCTCGAGGAGCTCGGCGTCGGCGAGGCCAGGCTCGACAAATACTGGCTCGAGGTCGCCTATCAGGCGATCAAGCTCGACATCCAGGCGGCGATGGGGCCGGGCGGGCTCGAAATCAAGATGACAAGGGCGGCCAAGTTCGCCCAGAAGACCTACCGGCCCGGCCGCGGCACCGCGCGCGCCTCGCAGGGCAAGGAGGCGCGCGGCCACTACGCCCGGATCAGGGGCTTCCTGCCGGCGTGAGCCGGCCGATCCATGGCGCTGGTCAGACAGGTCATCCACGCGCATGGGACGCGGACACTATCCGTCACCTATGATGATGTGACGCTCGAAATCGTGAGCGCCGACAGCGCCAACGAGACAACGCGGGGCACGTCGCAACTGGTGAGGCACCCGTCCCGCGCGCGCATCGATATCGATCCGACGGACACCAGAAAAACGGACCTGGCTAGCCGTGGCATGGTGGCGACGCGCGACCGCGAGGGGACCATTATCTTTCCGTTCTCGATTTCGATGGTCGGATGACCACGTTCTCGAAAGTCCAGTCGGCGTCCAATTTCGCGGATCCGGCGGCAGTGACGCTTGGTGCCGCGCCGACCGAGGGGAACCTCCTCATCGGTGTCCTGTCGCAGCGCGCCGGCACCGCTCATGCCGATCACGTGCTGGAGGATACCGAGGGCGGCTGGACCAAGATCGCCGACGCGTCGAATGATCAAGAACTCGCCGACGCGAACGCCAGACAGTCCTGCTCGGTGTGGTGGAAGCCGGTCACCGCATCAACGCCGGATACGTTCTCCGGCGATGACGGTACTACTAACAGCAAGCGGCTCACGGTCGTCGAATACGCGCCGGACGGGGCCTACACATTCGGAGTCGCCGGAGCAAAAAGCGCCAACTCCGGCACCGGATCTTCATCCCCTCTGGGCAGCGGCAACACCGGCTCGATCGCGTCGAGCGATCTGCTGCTCATCGGCGGCGGATGCTGGCGGATGCAAACCCTCGGCGGCTTCGGGGCTGGACCGCTCGCATCGCCACTGACCAGCGGCGGTGTGACTGCGCAGGGCGGCGACAACGGGATCGCGCATTTGATCGATTTTGCCGCCGCCGGGCAGGCGGCCGGGGTGAAATCCACGTCACTGGGCTGGAGCGGCAGCGGCCACGAGGCCATCTGCTGGCTGGCCGCGTTCGAGGATACGGCGGGCGGCGGAACGCCGGTCGGGCTTGCGACGGAGACCGACACCGCCGGCTCGGTGACCGCGCTGAAAACCCGTGAGGTCGGGCTCGCGGCCGAGGTGGACAGCGCCCAGGCCGCGACCGCGCTCAAGTCGCGCGAGGCGGGTCTCGCGGTGGAGGTCGACAGCGCGTTCGCGTTCACTGTCGTTGTCGGAACGCTGATCGGCCAGGCGCTCGAGACCGACACCGCCAATGCCCTCGGCCGCGACAAGCTCAAGGAGATCGCGCTGCCGGGAACGGTGGACACGGCCTTCGCCGTGACCCCGGCGTTCGGCACCCCGATCGGCCAGGCGGCCGAGACCGACACGGCCCAGCCGGTGATCGCGGCCAAGTCGCGCGAGCCCGGCCTCGCGGCCGAGACCGACGCCGCCCAGCCGGTGACCGCGGTCAAGGAACTGGCGATCGCCATCGCCGTCGAGGCCGATACCGCGCAGCCCGCGCTCCATGTCCGGGCGCTGACCGCCGGGATCGCGGCCGAGACCGACACCGCGCTCGCGCTCACGGCCGACAAGCTCAGGGAGATCGGGATCGCGATCGAGACCGACACCGCGATCCCGGTGACCTACGAGGGCCAGCCGACCGGCCAGCGCGAGCGCCACGACCGGCTCTGGATCGGACCCGGCGTCGGCGTTTAACGCCTGCCGTCACACGTCATTGTGGTTCCGTCTCGCGAGGGGATGGACCCGTCGCCGCGGCTGGCAATCCCGAACGGGGACCCGGCGGCGCCTCGGCAATCGGCCTTGAAGCGGGCTTTCGCACTCACACTCAAGGCGGGAGACCTGCCATGACTTCCAATCAGCGCTTCTGGGCCCTCGGTTTCGCGGGCCTCGTCGCCGTGGCCGCCATTCTCACCTTCGCGGTGGGGCCCGATGCGGCGGGCGGCATCGGCTTCGCCTATCTCGCCTCGCTCGAGGCGCCCAACTGGTACACGACCCAATACGACAAGCGCGTCGCCCACATTCTCCAGTCCGAGGGCTTTTTCCTGCGCGGCACCACCACGCCGCCGGTCGAGGTCCGCGGCAACACGCTGCGCTTCTTCATTCTCGGTCGCGGCGAGGCCTCGGAAATGTCGCAGACGGTCGAAATGATCCAGCCGGTCAACCTCGGCAAGACCACCGAGGACGTGGTGATGGCGGACTTCCAGTTCGCCGAGTTCATCCGCCATGGCGAGATCGAGCGCATGTCGGTCGACTTCCGGACCCAGATCCAGGAGGCCGGCGCGATGGCGATGGGCCGCAAGTTCGACCGCATCATCCTCCAGGCGATGGATGACGAGCTCGCCAACATCACCACCATCGGCGACGGATCGACGGCGATCTCGCCGCTCGACACCACGACGGCCAAGGCGCAGATCAACTCGATCGGCATGATGTCGATGAACGAATTCTTCTGCCCCCTGCCATCGATCTCCTGGGAACAGCTCAACTTGTACAAGGTGTTCAACAACGCCGACTACACCGGACCCGATCTCACCTTCGCCAACGGCAGGAACGCCAAGACCTGGAACGGGGTGCACTACTTCCAGCTCCCCGACGAGGCGTTCACCTCGCCGGCGACCGGCGAGTTCTATTCGTATCTGTGGAACCGCAGGACCCTCGGCTTCGGCGCGAACTACTCGATGGTGTCGCGGATCACCTACGAGAACCTGTTCACGTCGTGGCTCTACAACACGGTGATGTCGGGCGCGGCCAAGGTGCTCCAGACGCCGGGCGTCCGGCGCCTCCACATGGCGCTGGATCTGGCGCTCACCATCGACGGCGCGTAATCCGCGCGCGCCATCCGGTCGGGCGCATCGCCCGGCCGGCCACCGGACCACGAAAGGGGATCTGACCCATGGCCTACAATGCAAAGCAGCTTGCCCGGCAGACGATCGGCGCCGCGAGCGCGACCGGCGCTTCGGGAACCTCGTCGAATTTCGTTTACCGGACCACGGAGGCGATCACCGCGGTGCTCGCCGCCGGCTACTGGAACTCGGCCCGCGGCCGGTTCAAGGTCGGCGACACGATCGATGCCATCTGCTCGGTCGGCGGAACGCCGACCTGGTCGCGCCTGATCGTGACCTCGATCCCGGCGGCGCCGTCGAACGTGGTGGTCGCCGAGCTCGGCGTCACCGGCATCGCCGGGGCGAACTACAAGGTCGCGCGCGGCCAGCACACCACGGTCGCGGCGGCCGACACGGTCGTGACCGGGCTCGCCACCGTCGTCGCCGTCGTCGCCTCGCTCGACGACGATCCGGTCGACGGGGCGATGCACGTCTCGGCGACGATCGGCGACCAGGCGGGCTCGCCGGCGGCCGGCTCGGTCATCATCAAGGGCTGGAAGTCGACCGACGCCGACGCGACGCTGATCGCGGCGACGACGTTCACAAAGAAGGTCAACTGGATCGCGTTCGGCGCCTGACCAGTGACCGGCCGGCGGCGTCGCGGGGCCGGGCCTCCCCCCGCGGCGCCGTTGCCACTCTTTCGAGGGAGCTGACCCGTGGCAAGCGTGATCGACGAGCTTTCGATCGCCAATGGCGCGCTGGCGCAGTTCGGCGGCGGCGAGATTTTCGCGTTCGACGAGGAGACCGAGCTCGCGCGCAAGGTGAACGCGGTTTACGAGGCGCGGCGCGACAGCCTGCTCGCGCTCCACGCCTGGCAGTTCAACCGGCGCACATACAAGCTCGACGAGATCGCCGGGAGCGCCGAGAACGGCTGGGACGCCACCGACTATTGGGGCAACGGCTACCGCCACGCCTTCCAGCTGCCGGGCGACGCGATCGGAACGCCGAGGCGGGTGCTCACCAATCCGAGGGCGCCGCACGCGCCGCTCAGGGACTATCTGCTCGAGGAGGGCCGGCTGTACGCGGATTTTCACCCGCTGTGGGCGAGCGTCGGGGTGCGCGCCGACCCGGCGGCGTGGCCGGCGTCGTTCCGGCTCGCGGCGATGGTTCTGATCGCCTCCGATCTCGCGATCCCGGTCGCGGGCGATGCCAGGCTCGCCGAGGAGCTGCGCCTGCGCGGCGAAGGCCCGGTCGAGCTCGGCGGCAGGGGCGGGCTCGTCGGGGTCGCGATCAACCAGGATGTGTCCGGCTCGCCGGGGCCGAGCCCGATCGCGACAAACGACGATTTGACCACGGCGCATCTGTCATGACCGCCAAGAGGCGCGGGGCGGCGCGGCCGCGACGGGGAATTTAGGGAATGGTCGCGCGGCCCGGAGCCTACCAGTCGTATTTCACCGCCGGCGAGCTGGCGCCGGAGACGCACGGCCAGTTCGGCCTCAAGTCCTTCTATTCCGCCGCCGGAGAGCTCACCAATGTCGAGCCGGTCGCCCAGGGCGGCTTCCGGCTGATGGCGCGGTCGCGCAAGCTCGGCCGGATCCGGCGCCAGCTCTCGGATCTGGCCACGTCGCAGGAGACCGACTCGAGCGGTGCCTTCGCCGGGCCCGGAACGGTGTTCGAAATCCGGTTCGCCGCCGCGCAGCCGGTGTCCGTGGTCGCGGTCAGCGGGTTTTCGTCCGACCACACCGACGATCTCGAGGACGCGCTCCAGATCGAATGGGACAACGGCTCGTCGTGGAGCGCGTTCGGACCCGCGATGCGCCTCACGCCGTCGGCCCGCAACCAGATGCGGGCGCTCGAACCGGGCGCGCCGGTGAGCGCCGTCGGCATCCGGGTCCGGCTCGCGACCACGCCGCCGGCGTCGATCGACATCACCGTCACCTCGCTGACCGCCAGGTCCGAGGGCGCGGAATATACCTCGGAACGGACGCGGCCGTTCACCTTCGACGACAACGAGACCTACACCTACGTCCTGTCCGAGAGGCATGTGGACATCTACAAGGACGGTGTCCTGACCGGCGCGGCCGAGACCGAGTTCCTCGCCGCCGAGGTCGACAACGTCATCGCCGAGCAACGGTTCGACACGCTGCTGCTGTTTCACCCGGCGCGGCGGTCGCGGCGGATCCTGCGCGATGGGTCCGACGCCGAATGGCCATGGGACGACGTGCCGTTCACCGACGTGCCGCAGGTCGACCTTGGCGGGGCTTACGTGAACATCACCGACATCTGGTCGGTCTATGTTCAGCATCCCACCGGCGGCCGTTACGGGCGCGTCGTCACCGTCACCATCGACGGCGAGGAGACCGAAGGGGTCACGGTGGTCGACACCGGCGGCGACGACGACGCCGACATCGATGCGTTCTGCGCCAGCCTCGCGGTCGCGATCGAGGCGCTGCCGTCGGTCGCGGCCGGCATCGCCTGCACCCGCGACGCCGTCACCGCCACCTTTTTCCGGTTCGTGATCCAGTTCACGGGGACGGGCAACGAAGGCGGCGGCCGGAGCCTCGCCGCCGCCGTGGTCAGCCACGCCGATTCGGCCGCCACGGTCGCCCATAGCCAGATCGGCGAGCTGGGCGGCGAGGATCTGATTTCGGACACCCGCGGCTGGGCGGCGTGCGCCAGGTTCTACCAGGACCGGCTGTGGACCGGCGGCTTCGCCGCCAAGAAGGGAGCGCTCCTCGCCAGCGCCACGGGAGACTACTTCAACCTGAACATCGAGATCGCGTCCGACACGGGCGCGATCCTCGCCAATCTCGATACGGAGGGCGCCGAGCGCCTGCAACGTATCGAGCGCTCGCGGCATCTGGTGCTGTTCACCTCGGACGCGGAGTATTTCGTCTCCGACCGGACGATCGGCCGCAACACGCCCTTGAACATCGTCGAGGCCTCGCGCAACGGCTCGGCGCCCCAGGTGCCGGTGGTGTCGTCGGAGGGCGAGCTCTACTACATCTCGAAGAACCGCTCGGTCGCCTACGCGGCGCTCTATTCGGACATCAGCCAGGCTTACGACTCCCAGCCGATGTCGCTTCTCGCCTCGCACCTCGTCGAGGGGATCGTCGACGCCGCGCTCCAGCGGCCGGAAACCGAAAGCGACGCCGCCCGCTACTTCCTGCCGCGCGAGGATGGCGCGATGGCGGTCGGCATCCTGATCCGAAACCAGGACGTGACCGGCTTCGTGCGCTGGACCACGGACGGCGCGGTCAAATCGGTCTGCGTCGATGGCGCCAACGTCCCGTATCTGATCGTCGAGCGACAGGTCGACGGCGAAGGCGTCAGGTTCTACGAGCGGCTCGAGCAAAATCTGCTCGTCGACTGCGCCACCGACATCGTCAACGCGCCGGCGGCGACGACGGTGGCCGGTCTCGGCGACTACGAGGGCGCGGAGGTGTGGGCGATCGCCGACGGGGCTCCGCTCGGCCCGTTCACGGTGACGGGCGGACAGATCACGCTCCAGGACCCGGCGGCGAACGTCACCGTGGGCCGGTGGACGCCGCCAAGGATGATGCCGCTGCCGATCCCCCGGCTCGTCGCCGAGCGCACGGTGCTGGCACGGCCGATCCGGGTGCACACCGTCAAGGCCGACGTGATCGCGACCACCTCGATCGCGATCGCCGGCAACGGCGGACCGGTGAACGACGTTCCGCTCTACTTCGCCGGGCTCTCGGACCAGGATATCGTCGAGCCCTTCACCGGCGAGCTCTCGGTGGGCGGGCTTTCCGGCTACACCGCGAGCGGAGAGGTTCTGGTCACGCAGGTCAGGCCCGGTACGCTCCAGGTGCGGGATATGACCCGCGAGGCAAAACTCTAGGGAGGGGCAAATGGAACTCGCGGCAGGCGCGATTTCCGCGGTGGCGGCCCAGTTCGGAGGCGCGGCCGCCGCCGGCGCGGCGACCACCGGCCTCGCCACCGCGGCCTCGGGCGGGCTCTCGCTCGCCGGCTCGATCCTGCAAGGGGCGCTGTCGGTCGGATCGGCGCTCGCCCTGTCGCGCGCCGGCGCCATCCGGGCCGACGCGGCGTCCGCCTCGGGCATCCTCGAGGCGGCCTCGATCGAGGATGCCGCGGCGACCGAGGGGCTCAATCTCGATCTCGCGGCGGGCGATGCCCTGACCGAGATCGGTGTCGAGGGCATTCAGGGTCTCGAGCGGCGCAACTCCCTGAAGAAGATGCTGCTCGCCCAGCTCGGCGAGCAGGACACCGCGGTCGCCGCCGGCGGCGTCGATCTTTCGTTCGGAACCCCGGCCGAGGCGAGAAAAGAGGCGGTGAGGGACACCAACCGCGCGCTCCAGGTCGACCGCTCGACCGAGGATTTCCGGGGGACGCGGCTGCGCGAACGGGCGGCGAGCCTCAAGCTCCAGGCGCGCGAGCGCCGCCGCGGCGGGCTCCTGAGGGCGGCCTCGGCGAGGTTCGCGGCGGGCGCGGAGGCCGACGCGCTGAGAACCGAAGCCTCGGCGCGCTCGCTGACCGAGATCGGCGGCACCGCGTTCGACATTCTGAGGCGAGGATAGATGCCAAACCGTCAGGGCCGCCACGCGCCGGCGCCGCGCCAGTTCGATCCGCGCGGGGCGCTCGGCGAGGGCAACACGCAGGTCTCGCGGCTCACGCGCACCGCCGGCGGCGAGGCGCTCGCGGCCGA